AACACCTGAAAAATTTTCCGTTCGTCGCAAATCCCAGTTTTTCCAGGGGATACGTCGCGTCGGGCCAACTGTTCGGCATCTTGTACCGAACGGTGCGCCAACGGGTATGCGAGCCGCACTGTGCGGCCTGCGATCCGATGGAGCGCCGATTATGGTTCCGACTGATTTTTCCTCCCCTCTGGCCCTGCGTCCCCGCGAAGCGGCCCGCGTCTTGGGCGTTTCCACCCGCACCTTGTGGACCTGGACGAAGAACGGGCATGTTCCGCACGTGCGGGTCGGCGGCGGCAAGCGCAAGACAACCCTCTACCCGGTGGCCGAGTTGCGCGCCTGGCTGGCCCGAAACGCATCGCCGCGGCCGGCGGAGGAGGCGAGTCAATGAGCAGCGCCGAAATGCTCGACGCCGCCTTGCGCTACGCCGCGATGGGTTTTCCCGTGTTTCCTTGTCGCCTTGGTGCGAAGGTGCCTGCCATGCCCCACGGCTGCCGCGACGCGACGCGCGACGTGACCCGCATCCGCCAGTGGTGGACTGCCGCCCCGGCGATGAATGTGGCCATCGCTACGTCGGGGGTGGCAGTGATCGACCTGGACCCGGCCGGCCGCGACGCTGACCACGACGAGCTGCCGATCCGGCTGCTGGCCGACCTGCGGACGGTCTTCGATGCGGATGGCCGCGACAGCATCCCCACGATAGAGCTACTCGACGCACTATGCCGGATCGAGGACGCCCCCTGGGCCACACTGAGCACGGGCCGGCCTGTTACCCCCCACAAGCTGGGTCGGCTTCTGGGTGGGTTGCCGGCCTTCGTGGCCACCGACGACCTGGTCCTCGGCCCGAGGCCTTGGTCTGACAGGGGATGCAAAAGACGCTGCACCGCTTCCCGCACGCCGCGGTGCTCGTCGAACTTCACCTCGAGCGCGACCAACCCCAGCTCACCAGCTTCCTGCACCAGATCGCGCGGAGCGGCTACAGCCTCCGCTTCGTGGACTACGACGGCGACGTCGTGCCCATCGACCCGGCGACCATCGTGGCCCACCCATAGGAGCACGGGATGCTCTGGCTCCTGCGGTGAGGCCAGGCTGGCCAACCGGTGATTGCTGATTCTGCTGGCTCCTCTCAGGCCGACGTGCGGCCACACTGGAAATGTGGTGCCCCGAAAGGGGTTGCGGGTTCGAGTCCCGTGCCCTCCGCTGCGCGTGGCACTGAGCGGGGAGGGGCGCCAGGAAGCCGGTCCGGCTGCGGCAGGCCGTCTCTCGTCCTTTGGCCAGGCGTCCCAGGCCGGCCGTCTGGCGACACCCATCCCCACTCTTGAGCCGCCGGCCTGCCCTGGCACCGGCGCATGGCGGCAGATGCGCTCCTGGTCCGATCGGGCCCCGACTACCTGCCGCAAGGCCACACGAGGCGCCACAAACCGCGTGGCAATGCCACAAACCGCGTGGCAATGCCGGAATCGTCCGACCTGGAGCAGCCGCTGGTCTTCACGGGCCATCGGCGGCCCTATCGTCCCACGCGCTTCCTCCCGTCGTTCTGCCGCGCTAAAATGGAGGCATGATCGTGCTCAAGACGCCGGATTGTGAATGGCTCAGCACCACCGAAGCAGCAAACCTGCTGGGCGTGTCCCCACAATACATCCTCCGCCTGATCGTCAAGGGTAGGCTCACTGCGCAGCGAGCGTCGGGCAAAGCCTGGCTCGTCTCGCGTCACTCTTTAGAGTCATTCTGCCCGACCAAGCCCGGAAGGCCGCGCAGTCGGCTACGGCGCAAATAACATTGCGCGCTAGAATCGGGGCATGGTCATGCTCAAGACACCCGAGAATGAATGGCTCACGACTGGCGAGGCAGCGAAGTTGTTGGGCGTGCGCCGACAGTCCATCTGCCGTCTCATCAGACAGAAGCGGCTCACGAGCTGCAGGGTCGGGCCGCGATGCTGGCTCGTGTCGCGCGCAACGGACACCCTCGCCGCGGCAAACAGCGGTAATAGCCGGCAGAGCGGCTAGTCGCTGAGAGAGGGGCAGCCGCCGCGATGTCCGCCGTGGCGGCTACTTGCCGCGATCTCCAGGGCTGGCCACGCCAGCCGGTCCGGAAAAAGCGCCCTGATTGTGCCACGTGCTCTTGACAGGCCATTGTTGTGATATAAAAACAATTGCTAGAGGCATCGTCGACCCCCCTTCCTGCGAGTGAGGCAAGCTCCCGGACGACCACACTGAGGCGCCAGTGTGACCGGGAGTGAGGTCCTGGAGAGGTCGGAGCCAGGGCGCGGGAATCGACCCGCAGTGGGGCGGCGGGGCGCAAGCGTCGCCTAACCCCTAGGGGTTGACGTTTTTTCGAGAGGTCTCGGAGAGGGGGAGCCGAGGGCGGGAATCGACCCGCAGCGAGGCACTGGTCGTCATGCGGTCGCGCAGGGAATGGATGCCATAACCCAAGGCAGCGACACGACTTGCGGCTAGATGCCTCGCGGGCCGACGACTTTGCCGCGTGGGAGGCAGGGACGTGTTAGGGTTGCTACTGGGAGCCAGAACTGCCTCGAAGCGGTATGCCCGCCATGCTCCGGCTGGTCGAAATCGCCGATCAGTACCTGGCCTGTCGGGTGGGACTCTCCAGCCGATACCGACAGGCGGTCGAGAGCATCGCCCGCAAGTGCCAGCGGGAGTGTGCGCGGGGCAAAGCCAGCCTGGACCAGCGCATGGCAGCCTACCTCCAGCGCCTGGCGCGCGAGGGGCGGTCGCTGTACACCATCCGCACGCATCGGGCAGTCCTGCTGGCCCTGATGCGGTACGCCCACCAGATGCAAGTCATCCCTGGGGTGCCGCGTCTGCCCGAGGTGCGCGTGCCGCAGACGCTGCCGCGGGCCTGGTCGGCCGAGGAGGTCGCACGGCTGGTCGAGGCGGCCGCCGGCCTGCCTGGCCGCAGGCTGGCCTGGTGCGACGTGCCGGACTGCGACTATTTCGCCGCGCTGTTGGCGATGGCCTGGTACACGGCCGCACGTCTGGGAAGCCTGCTGGCGATCCGCTGGGACGACCTGGACCTGGCCCAGGGGCTGGTGCTGCTGCGTGCCGGGGCGCACAAGACGCTGCAGGACCAGGTGCTGCCGATCCCGCGGGAGCTGGCCGCCTGGCTGGATCGCCTGCCGCGGTGCGCGCGCGAGGTCTGGCCAGTGCCTCGCCGCCAGGCCACGCTGCACCGCTGGTTCCGCCGCATCGCCCGGCGGGCGGGCATCCAGGTGCCGCCTGGCCACGGCTCCTGCTTCCAGCGGCTGCGACGCTCGGCCATCACGGCCGCCGCGGCCTGCCACGGCCTGGAGGCGGCCAGGCGGCTGGCGGGGCATTCCAGCGCGTCGTTGACCCTGCGGCACTACGTCGACCCGCGATATATCGCCAGCGGCCCGGCTGTCCCTCCGATCCGCTTGCCCAGGCCGCGGGCCGTCCAGCTCCGGCTCTTCGACTGACGCGGCGTCTTCCGGGCGGTCGTTCCGCCCAGTCTGTCCTGTGGGGCGGTGGAGGCCTGTTGCCTGCTCCACCGCTGGCGCCCCTGTCCCTCTGTTTCGGCTGCTGCCCGGCCCGGGGCGCCCCGCGGCAGCAGCCTGCCTGTTCTAGGAGCGATCCGATGGAATCTTCAGACCTTGAACAACTCTTGAACAAGTTGATCGCCCAGCATCTGCGGCAGGCGCAGCAGGCGGCGCAGCCTGCGGCATCAGCACCGAGCCCACCGCCCAATCTTGGCCTGCCGACCTGGCCTGCTGCCGCTTGGCCGCAGCCGCAGCCGCAGCCGATGGCGCCTGCCACCAGTACGACCTATCAGCCGATCGGCGTGAGCGTACCGGTCCAGGTGCCGCTGCCAGACGGCCGGCGCGTTTCCATGAGGGTGCATTTCGGACCAGAGGCCGCGCAGAACCTGCCTGCACTCGCCACGCATTGCCTGACGATCTTCGGGCAATACCTGGCGGTGCAGCAACCTCGCGCATGGACGGGCGGATGGAACGGACAGAACGGATACGGTCACAACTACCGAAACGGGAGGTGGAGCCGATGAACGCGATCGGACCTGTGGAGCTGACCAGAATGGCGCTGGCAAACGTTCAGATGGCCCTGCATGCCCTGCGCGCGGCGCAGGAAATGATCGGCGATCTTGGCGAGGAATCCACACACTGGCAGACGATGCGAGAGATCGCACAGACGTGCCGCTGGCTCGCACGGAGAGCTGATGCGATCGCTGAAAGGATCGAGGCGGAAGATTGGATGGCCAATCGCTTAGAAGGAGGAAGCCATGGCTGAGCGAGCGACGCTTGATCGCGGGTACGCACAAGGAGCATCTGCGAGCGTTTACCTGCCACCACCTGGCGTCAGAACAATCAGCGATGAGGAACGGGCCCGCCTGGTCCGCGAGGGGCTGCTGTGCTGCGCGCAGGCCGAGGTGCTCCGCTGCGTCTGCATGCTCGCCTTCCGGTGTGCTGTTCATTGGCCGCACGAGCGGCACATTGGCACTCACGACTAGGGAGAATCGCATGATCTGGCTCGTTCCCCCACAACATCTGACGCTCGACATCGAGACAATGGCCGGCGATCCGTGTGAGGCCGAGGCGGCACTTCGGCGCAGCTTCGCGCCCAATCCAGCGTGGAAGCCGGCCACGATCGGCGAGCGATACTTGCAGGCGCTCGCCGACAAGCAGTCCAAGCTCGCGCTACTCGACACAGCGCCAATCATCTCGGTTGCGCTGCGGACCGAGAGCGATTGCCGCCTATTGCACTGGATGCCGCTGGATGCGGACGAGGTGTCTGGCGTGCCGCTGGAGAGGTTCCAGGACGAACGGGCAATGCTGGCCAAGGCCGCCGAGTATCTGGCCATCCTCGGCCCAGAGTCGGTGCTGGTCGGCCACAACCTGCGGCACTTCGATTTGCCGCGGCTGCGTCTGGCTATGGTCCGTCAGCGGATCATGCTTCCTCCGTGCCTGGCGTGCGTGGACCATCCGACCTATGACACAATGGCCCTGTGGCGCTATTTCACGCTCGACGAGAGGCCATTTATCAGCCTGGACCAGTGCCTGGAGCTGACCGGTCTGGAGAGCCACAAAAGCGCCATCAGCGGCCAGGATGTCGGCCGGCTGATCGACAGCCAGCAGTGGCGAACGATCGCGGCATACGCCATCGCCGACGTGCTGGCACAGGACATGCTCTATCTGGTTATGACTGGGCAGATCGCCGCCCCCGATCCTCCCCCAGAAGCTGCAACATTGCAACCTGCGGCATCAGCCGGTGTCACCCAGAGCCAGCCGGTAGAGCCGCACGTAGTCGATGACACGGCAACGACAGACCAAGAGCAAGAGGCGATAAGACGCAGCATCGCCGCGCTGCTGTCAAAATATGGCATCACTTCACAGGAGAGCTAAACATGAACACGATCAACATCGAAAACATCGGGCCGATCCGTCACTTGCGCATTCCGCTGCCTGATGGCGGCGGCGTTGTCGTGCTGCGTGGCCGCAACGGCGTGGGCAAGAGCCACGCCCTGGCGGCTGTCGATAGCCTGATCGCGAAGCGCGGCAAGCCGCCATGCCGGGATGGCGCCGCGGCGGGAGTTGTCGAAGGCTGCGGGGCAAGGCTCACCATCGGCCGCAGCACCCGCCGCACAGGCGAGGCGGAGGTGCTCAGTCTGGAGGGAAGGCTCGACATTTCGCAGCTTGTAAGCCCGCCGATCAAAGATGAGGAGGCGGCTGACCGACAGCGCATCAAGGCCCTGGTCCAATTGTCTGGGGCTGCGGCAAATGAGGCTGATTTCGCGGGGCTGCTGCCGGATGGATACCAGTTGCGAGAGCTTGTCGGTCCGATTCTAGATGAGGACCCTGTGGCCTTGGCGGGGCAGGTCAAGAGGGCTCTGGAGGCCGAGGCGCGCCGCGAGGAAACAGCGGCGGAATCGTGTGAAAGGAAGGCCGAGGCCCAAGTCGCATCGCACAAACCGATCGACCCGCAACTGCCAACGAAGGAGCGGGCGATTCGCGAGCTTCAGGACGCGCTCCTCAAGGTCAAAGAACTGGAGACCCTAGCCAAGGCGATCGAGAAACGTCGGGCGGCAGCCGAGGAGGCACGCCAGAAGTTCGAGGAATTTAGCGCGCAAAGCCTTGCTGTTGCTGAACTCAGGGAGCTGGAGCGCGAGCGCGACGATCTGAGTGATGACATCGCGAGGCTGCAAGAAGCGCTCACCATCGCCAGGGACCGGCACCAGCGCATCACAGCCGAGATCGAGCGAGCACGAAAAGTGGCCGACCAGATCAAGGAGCTGGAGCCAATCGTCCTGTTCGTGCCCGATCCAGTGCCGGCAGAAAAGATCGAGGCAGCGCGGCGCCATGCCGAAGCGTGCCGGCAAAGGATGGATGCCGCGGTTCGGCAGGACCTGGCCATCAAGGCCCAGGAAGAAGCGTCCCGGTATCTGGAGCGGGCCCGATCACACAAGCACAAGGCGGAACTCCTGCGAGAGGCCGCGCGTGCAACTGACCACGTGCTGTCGCAGATGGTCGGCCGCGTCACCAGCAGGCTGCGTGTTGAGCAGGGGCGGCTCGTGTGCGATACAGATCGCGGGGCGGAGCCGTTTAGCGAATTATCGCCTGGCGAGCGGTGGCGAATCGCGCTGGAGATTGCCGCGGAGCAGGTCGGCCGTGGCGGCCTTGTCACGGTGCCGCAGGAGGCTTGGGAAGCACTGGACCCGCAGCATCGTGCCGAGATCACGGCGATCGCCCATCAGGTCGGGATTGTGATTCTGACGGCCGAGGCTGACGAACACGAGGAGATCGTGGTGGAGGCCTCGTGAAGCGTGCGTGAGTGCAGGAGGAAGAGATGGCTGGTGATTGGATACCGGTTTCTGTCGATCTTCCAGGGAAGCCAGAGGTAGCACGGTTGGCCGCCTTGACTGAGCGCAGCCCGGATGAGGTCGTGGGACTGCTCGTCCGGTTCTGGGCATGGGCCCAGTCCCAGACAGCGGACGGAACCTTTCCTGGGATGAACTGCCGGATGATTGCGGCTGTGTCGCACGTCCCCGTCTGGTTCCTCGAAAAGCTGTCCGACGTAGGGTGGCTCATCATCCGCAGCGACGGCCTGGCCATTCCTGGCTTCGATCGCTGGATGAGCGGTGGCGCGAAGCGACGCCTGAAAAAACGAGACCACGCGCGCGGGTCGCGTGGACAAGTTGTGGATATCTCACATCCACAGAACGCCCACAACCTGCGCGCGAGGCGTGCAAAACAGGCACACGTCACGCCTAATTCTGACGAAACGGCGGTTGAAACACCCCCTCGTCGCTCAAACGCATCGCGTGGACAAGTTGTGGACATCGAATGTCCACAGGATGCGCGCAACGTGCGCGCGTCGCGCGCAAAGCAGACACAAATCGCATTTCGTTCTGACGAAAACGCGGTTGAAACACCCCCTCGCAGCCCAGACGGACAAGCGCCGCCTGTATCGGCAGAAAGTCCAAGCGCACCAAGACCTTGCGTTTCTACCGAGGCGGTCCAGTGCGAGGCTGGCTGTGGACATTCTGTGGACAACTTGTGGACATCAGATGTCCACAAAATGTCCACTAGAGAAGAGAGATATAGAGAGAGAGAAAAGAATAATGTCCCCCCTAGATTCCCCCCGCGTGAACGCGGGGGGAAACCGGATGTGGATTTCTCCCGCGTGCAGTTCCCCGAGGGGTGCGACACCCCCGAGGTCCGCGCTGCGATCGCCGACTGGCTTGCATACCGCCGAAGGATCGGCAAGCCGTTCAAGGACCCGCAGGGGCAGGTCGCCCTGCTGCTCAAACGCTTCGGGCGAACTATCGTCGAGGCGGTGCCCTACTCGATCGCCCAGGGGTTCATCGGATGCTACGCTCCGGGCCCAAAGCAAGCACGCGCGAGCCAAGCGAACGATCCGGCCTACGTCTATGATCCGAGCTTCAAGTATGAGACCTTCTGAGGTATTCCGACGCATTGCCAGCAGCGAGCACGAGCTACGTTGCCGCGAGAGACGCGAGCGCGCGCAGGTTATCCATGGCCAGGTGTGGCTGGGGAAGCAGTTGCGCGCGGCAGAGTTGCTGTGGCAGTCGATCGGCCGGCGGTACGAGTCCTGCACGCTCGACACGTTCCACGCGCATTTGCCAGCCCAGCAGACTGTCTTGGGGCAGCTCCGCGAATATGCTGCACGCATCCGCCAGCGCGTGGCCGAGGGCGTCAACGTCCTGTTGATCGGGCCGAGCGGCGCAGGAAAAGATCACCTCCTGGCTGGCCTGGTGCATGTGGCACTGGCGGAGGGGCTGTCTGTACGATGGACGACAGGCAGCCAGCTCTGGCTGCACATGCGAGATGCGATCCAGGGCGGCTGCGAGCGCCAGGCAATCGAGGAGTTGGTGCGGCCCGATGTGCTGGTGCTGTCGGATCCCATTCCGCCGCACGCCGAGCCATCGAACTATGAGCGCTCGATCCTTTACGCGATCGTCGATCGCCGCTACAGCCACCTGCGCCCGATCTGGATGAGCGCCAACGTCGCCAGCCGCCAACAGGCGGATGAGCGGCTGGGGCATGCAGTGGCGGATCGCCTGCGCCATGGCGCGCTGGTGCTGGGCTGCTGGTGGCCCAGCTATCGCCAATCAGGCAGCGCATGAAGCATGGACGCGAACCATGACGAACACAACGACGCGGTCGATCGAGCTGACGATCCGCGGACTAAAGCCGCAGACGCAAGGCAGTATGCGGGCGATTCCGTTTGCGAGACGGGACGGCAGCCTAGGCGTGCGAGTGCTGCACGCGGCAGAGCGGCGCGTCCAGGACTGGCGGCTCGCTGTGCGCGATGCAGCATGCCAGCGGTGGCTATGGCCGCCGACGGATGGGCCCGTGACGGTGGCGGTGCTTGTGGTCGCCCCGCGGCCCAAGAGCCACTTCTGCCGCAATGGGCTGTCGGCCCTGGGCCGCAGTCTCGCAAGGCCTCGACGCCGAGCTGGAGATGTCGATAAGCTGCTGCGCGCCGTGTTGGATGCGATGACTGGCGTGATTTACCATGACGACGCGCAGGTAGCCGAGGCGTTGGTCCGCAAGGTCTGGTCCGACGACCCCCAGGCAACCTGGGTGACGACGATCCACGTGCAGACTGGCTGTGGTGTCTCATGAACGGCCTGATCACCCTCGTGGCGCGACCGGTGATGCCGGTCCGACCGCCGGCTCGTGGCGAGGCAGACAGCCTCGGTCCGGCCTGGTGGTGGCTGCCGACGTGGCATCCGGACGTGCCGCTGGCCGTGGCCTGGCAGGTGGTCCGGGAGGCCCATCGCGGCGCCCGCTGGGGCCAGGTGCCGACGCGCACCAGTGCGCAGCAGCAGGAGCTGGCGCAGCATCGGCCGGAGGTGCCCAGCCCCGAGCATGTGCAGGCGCTCATGGCTCAGCGTCTGGGCATGGGAGGCGATGAGCCGTGGGTCTGGGAGTGGCTGGGCATGGATGCGGCCCGGGTGGGCCAGTTAGCCTCCGCCGAGGTCTGGGAGTGGCTGGCGCTCGTCTGGGCCGAGGACCCCAGCCAGCGCGGGAGGGTGCCCGTCGCCTGGGCGGTCTCCCGCGGCGACGGGCGGTTTCTGGCCGCCCAAGACGGCCGGCGCGCGCTATGGACCGGCGACCCGCGCGAGGCGTCGCTCTTCGCCAGCCGCGAAGCCGCGCAGCGTGTCGCCGGCGATGGGCTACAGCCGGTGCCGATGTATGGCTGGTGGCATGATCCGCCGCAGCCGCTGTTCGGCGTCGAGCCCGCGAAGATCGACCAGCCAAAGCCAACGGATTCGACCATCGAGTGGCGCGTGGAGGTGCGGGGGCTGAGCTTGCGAATGGTGCCGCGGCTGCAAGAGGGACCGCAGCGGGCGCTGCCGCTGTGGTCCATCACCCGCGAGATGCTCGGCTACAGTCCGCGCGATCAGGGGCTGCCGGTGGCGATCACCGAGCAGAACATCCTCGGCGTTTGGGAATGGGACGCTGGGCTGTTCCTGACAGACCTGATCACGCTGGACGACTCGCAGGATGTCGCGACGCGCGTCCTGCGCCTCGACGCAGTGCTGCGGGCCTTCGGCTACCGGACGGTGCTCCGGGTGCCGATCGACCCGCTGAAGCTAGTGAGCCTCCCATAAAAAAGGGCCGCTAGAGGCTCTGCCGCGGTATAATGGGCGCGCGGACAGTGAGGCACTCATGACGTGCTGTAGGCATGGATGCCAAAACCTACCCCTATCGACCCGGCCCGAATCTCCAAGCTGGCCAGCTATGGCCTGACCAACGCCGAGATCGCCGACTTCCTGGGCATTTCGGAGGCCACGCTCAAGCGCCGCGCCCAGGCCGCCCTATCCACAGGCAGATCGCAGCTCAAGCTCCGCCTGCGCAAAAAACAGATCGCCGTGGCGCTCAAGGGCAACGTGTCGATGCTCATCTGGCTGGGCAAGGTCTATCTAGGCCAGCGGGAATCGACAGAGGGACAGGCCGATGATCACCTCCCGCGCATCGTCGAAGCCGTCGTCGAGCCGACGCACCGGCGCAGCCAGCAGGCGCGATAGCCGCGACGTGGTGCAGATCGAGCTGACCACGCAGCAGCACGAGTTCGCTACGGCCGACGCGCCCCTGGTCGGTTTCGTGGGCGGGCGAGGCAGCGGCAAGACGTTTGCCGGGGCCTGGCGCATTCTCCGCAGGGCCAGGCCTGGCGGCCATTATCTGGTGGTGGCGCCAACCTATCCGATGCTCCGCGATTTCGCCTGGCCGACGCTGGTCGAACTGGCCCGCAAGTGCTGCATGCTTCGCCGCGCGCTTACAAGCCGCATGCAGATCACGCTCCGCGGAGGTGCCCAGATTCTGTGCCGCACGGCGGACCGGCCCGACCGGCTCCGCGGCCTGACCGTCTCGGCCGCCTGGATTGACGAGGCCTCGCTGGTCCCGCGCGAGGTGCTCGATGTCGTGCTGTTCACGCTGCGCGAGGCGGAGCGCCCCTCGCTAGCCTGCACCTTTACGCCCAAGGGCCAGCGGCACTGGACGTACGAGCGCTTCGGCGCGCCGGGCCCGGGGCGATACCTCGTGCACGCCGACACGTGGAGCAATCCGTTCCTGCCGCAGGATTTCCTCGACCTGGTCGAGCGCGAGGCCAGCGGAAGGCTCGCAGATCAGGAGCTGCGGGGGCTGTTCGTGTCGATGGAGGGCGCGGAATGGCCGCAGGCGCTGTGGGGAGACTGGGTCTTCGTGCCGCCGCATCAGATGCCGCAGCCAGACGAGCACCCGGTGCGCTTGATCGGCGTCGATCCCTCGCTGGGCAAGAGCGATCGCGAAGGGGACTACTCCGCGATCGTCTGCGTCGGCACAGCGCGCGGCCTGGTCTGGGTGCAAGCCGATCTGGCCAGACGAAGCCCGCAGAAGCTTGTGCAAGACACGCTGGCCGCCTGCGAGCGCTTCAAACCGCTCGCGGTGGCGATCGAAGCGAATCAATTCCAGGAGCTGCTCGTGCACGAGTTCGAGCGCGAGACGGCGGGGCGCTTTGGCGTGGCCTGGCCGGCGTTCGCCATCAAGAATACGGCCCCCAAGCTGCTGCGCATCCGGCGGCTGGGGTCGTTGATCATCCGGCGCGAGCTGCGGGTCCAGGACGATCCGGGCGGGAGACTGCTGGTCGGGCAACTCCAGGATTTCCCGCACGGGTCGCACGACGATGGCCCCGATGCACTCGAAATGGCCTTGCGGCTGTTGTGGGAGGCGTGACATGACCGAGACGATGCTTGAGATGCTGGGTCGGGATGAGCCGGAATGGAGCGACTGGTCCGCAATCTCGACGATGTGGCCGCCGTATAGCACGCAGGACGAGCTGGACCGCATTCGCCGTGCCAGCCGCTGGCTGGCGGTGCGGCATCCTTTCGCGATCGCGGCCCTTGAGGTGCGGGCCTCGTATGTGGTCGGCACGGGGCACCGATACACCGTGCGGCCCAAGGATGGCCAGGAGATCGAGCCGAACGTGCTCACCGCCATACAGGCCGAGATCACGGAGTTCACGGAACGGAATCAATGGTTTCACAGGCAGCGCGACAATCAGATGCGGATGGACCGAGACGGTGAGCTGTTCCTGCGTCTGTTCGACGTGGATGGCTATCTGGTCGTGCGATACATCGAGCCAGAGCTGGTGGCATCGCCAGTGGGTGTTGCCGGGCCCGGGAATCTTTTCGGCCTGGTGCTCGATCCACAGGATGCGGAAACAGTGCGCGCCTATACCGTCCGCAGGCCAGACCGCGGACCGTCGTCCTATGAGGAGGTGCCGGCAGACCAAGTGCAGCACCGCCGCAGCACGATCGATACGGCCCTGCCGCGTGGCATGCCGATCTTCTGGGCGGTCGAGCCCAACCTGCGGCGCGTCTGGAAGCTATTGCGGAACATGACGACCGTGGCGAGCATCCAGGCGGCCGTGGCGTTCGTGCGTCAGCACGAGCGGACCTCGGGCTCGGCGATCCAGCAGTACCTGGCCAGAACGGGCGCGACGCCCGGCGAGCGGCCCAAAGACGTGGAGACGATTCCGCCCGGGGCGATCATCGACCTGGGGCCGGGCGTGAAAGCAGAGTTTCCATCCAACTCGATTAACGTGGGCAACTTCACGGCAGCGGTGCAGGCGGAGCTGCGCGCGGTCGCCGCTCGGCTGGCGATGCCGGAATACATGCTCTCGGGAGATGCGAGCAATGCCAACTACGCCTCGACGCTCGTGGCCGAAGCACCAGCCATCCGCACCTTTGAGCGACTGCAAGCGGAGATGCTCTGGTACGATACGCAGCTCCTGTCTCGGGCCCTGCGATTGGCGGAGCTGCACGGCCGACTACCGGAAGGCGTGCATCAGCAGGTAGTGATCGACGGCGAGGCTCCGACGGTCGCCATCCGCGACCGGCTCAAGGAGGTCCAGGCGGACCAGCTCCTGCTGACGATGCAGGTTGTCAGCCCGCAAACGATCGCGGCGCGCTACGGCTACGACTACGCCCAGGAGCGGAAGCTGATCGACCAAGCAGAGACCGGTCAGCTCGAATAGGCGCAGGGGGTCCGGCCGATGGCTGACCTAGAGGGCCTGATCACGCGGAGGCTGGCTGCTTGGGCAGTACAGCGGCAGGCTGAGCGGCTGTCAACGGCCGATGCACTCGCGCAACGCATCCGATCTAGGATCGAGGCACTCGCACAGCGCATCGCGCGCGATGCGCAGCGATTGGGCCTGCCTAGGATCGCTGCCAGTCTCGATGAGTGGATTCGTGACGCATTGGCGCAGGTTGCTGGCGATCTGGCTTCGGGGCTGGAGATGATCGCCAAGCGCGAGTTCGACATGGCCCGCCAGCACCTGGCCGCGCAACTGCCGACAGAATTGATCCTGGCCGCTGTCTGGCGGCGATTCCGCTGGCGGATACGCGAGGACGAGGCGTCCAGTGGCCAAGTCGAGGTCAACATCCCGCCACAGGGGCTGAGCGAGGACGAGCTGAGGCGATTGGTGCGCGACCACGTCATGCCTCCGCCGGACGCTCAGACCGTCAAGGACTGGCTGACGAAGGCGCCGCCGGGCGGCCTGAGCTGGGACCAGCGTCTGAAGTCTTGGAACGAGGTTGCGCGCCGGGCATTTCTCGCGCAGGCCATCCAAGGCCTATCGCAGGGGGAGAATGTGGCGCAGCTCGAAAAGCGGCTGCGGCCGTTCGTGGATGGCCTGGCCTACAAATCGCAGCGGATCGCGAGGACGGAGGCCTGCCGCGTCGCCCAGCGCGCTGCCGACGCCGCGATCGACGGCCTGGGCGACATCGTGGCCGCCAGGCAGATCGTGGCCGTCATGGACGAGCACACGCGGCCGGAGCATGCGGCACGCCACGGCCGGCTGTACCGCCGCGGAGCCGATGGCGTCTATCGCGATGACACAGGCGCACCGCTGCCCGATCTGCCCGATGCGCCCAACTGCCGCTGTCTGTCGGTGCCCGTGTTCAAGATGCCGCAGGAGCTGCAAGCCAAGCCGGAACTCGTCAGGGCCCTGCGGACCGAAGCCAACAAGATCATCCCTGACCCGGCCGCGTATCAGGACTGGTGGCAGCGGCGGGCCACGGACAAGCAGCGGAAGCATGTGGTCGGCGTGCAGCGCTACGACGCGGTACAGCGCTTCCTGGCGCATCACATGCCGCACCGCCAGCCCGATTTCGCCGACTTCCTCGACGCGAATGGCCAGCTCTTGCCGCTGTCGCAGCTCCAGCACCAGACGCTCGACCAGTGGCGCGCGCGACGGATGGAAGTCGATCTGCTGCTGGCCGCTCGGCGTGCCGCCTATCAGGTTGCGGCCTCTCAGGGGATCATGCCCAATCCGATCGGCCAGCGGGCCGACATCGCCCGAGCCCTGTCTCCCGCCCTGGCCCAAGCTTGGCGGGACCGCGTCCAGAAGGTGGCCAAGAGCCTCACCGAGCTGCCGACCGCAGAAACCGCACGCCGCCAGCGCTTCGCGTCGCAACTGCGTCGCGGCAAGGAGGTCTCGCGGGAAATCGACCGGCGGCGGCAGTGGCACGAACATCGTCTGGCAGAGCTGGCCGATCTGCGCTACGAGGTCACGGTCAGCACGCTGCCGGCACCCGACCAGGAGGACCTGCTAGCTGCGATCCGCACGGCCCAGGCGCGCCAGCAGGCCATCCGGCACCAGACCATCCACGACAGCATCGAGGTGCCACAGTCGCAGCGAGGCACGCTGCCGGCGATCCAGCCCACCGACGCCCCAGCCGATGCCAGGCAGACGATCGAGGCCGCCATCGACTGGATGTCGCGTGTGATCACAAAACATGTCTTCGATCAGATAGCGCAACCTGTCCCGATCACCTACGGGGGCCCACAAGGCCGGCCTTATTACAGACTCGACCAGCCTCAAGTGGTGCTCTTTGGACGCTACAAGCTGATCCAGGACACAGTCCACGAGCTGACGCATCACGTCGAGCAGTTCGCCAAGCAGCTTCGCGCGAAGATGACCGCCTATTACGACCAGGTGACCAAGGGCGCAACGCCACAGCATCTAGGAAGCGACTATGGCCCGCAGGAAATGTACCTTGAGCGAACCGACGGCAAGCCGTGGCCGAATCCTTATCAGGGGTTCGTCGGCGGGCGAGAAATCTTGACGATGGCGATGGAGATGCTGTACGATGACCCTCAAGGCCTGCTGGACTACGACCGGGAACTGTTCGAGCTGCTAGTGGACGGTCTGCATTGGGAGCCCAAACCACATGTGGGTGGACGTGGAAATCCCGGACCCTGAAGACAATCGTTTCCGGCGGCTGGTCCGCTACGGCGGCAACGAGGGGCGCTCGTTCAGCGGCTGGCATGGCGAGGTGCTGACTGCGATGGAGGCTGCGCGGCTGGCTGGGCGTTGGCCACAGTGCGCACGCGAGGAGGCACGGTCCGCCTTGACGCTGGTCGAGAGGATGGAGGGCCAGATCGTCGCCTGGGGCCTGTGGCCATGGCGCGATGACTGGGGGACTGAGCACCAGCTTCCACCTGGAGCGATTCCCTGACAGAAGAGGTTGGAATGGATGCCAAGCGACGCAAGGAGGCGCCCGCTGCCAGCCCGGAGCTCGGCGATTCGATGGCCGAGCACCCGCTGGTCGTGCGTGCCCATGAGCGCCTCGCCAGGCTTGCTGTTGAGTGTGCCAAGCAGCGCTTCTTTGGGGTCGTCGGGATCGAGATCAGTTTCGAGGCCGGCCAGCCGCTGATCGTCCGGCATACCGTGCAGGGGACCGACAAGCTCGGAACTTGACACGGCGGCCGCTAGGCCGTAGATTGACAACGACTGACTGGGTGTCGGAACAACCGGGCCCGGGCGTGCTTCACTTGGATGGAGCGCGTCCGGGCCTTTTTTGTTGTGGCGTAGGGATGCGTAGCGTATGGATGCGCCGGTGCGAGCACGGGGCGGCGGGCGCCAAGAAGGCAGCCAGGACGGCACCTGCCGCCTGCTCGAATACGTGGCAAGCGACGCGGCCCTGAAGATCGACCGAGAGCATGGCATCGTTCGTGATGTCAAGGTCTTGGGCTTGGTCAGCGCGAATGGCCGCGTCTATCTGAAGGAGGGGCTTGCGCAGGCGCTGCGGCTCTACGAGCGCCGCCCGGTAAACATCGACCACGCCCCAGCAGATCGCCGAAGCTACCGCGACCGCATCGGCCTCTTGCAGAACTGCCGCCTGGCCGAAGACGGCATCAGGGCCGACCTGATCATCAATCCGCGGCACCCGCTGGCCGAGCAGGTCCTATGGGACGCCGAACACGCCCCGACCAATCTAGGCCTGTCGCACGACGCGACTGGCCGCACCACGTGGAAGGACGGCAAGCAAATCGTCGAGGCGATCACCGCCGTCCGCAGCGTTGATCTGGTGGCGGAGCCAGCCACCACGCAATCGCTGTTTGAGGATCGACAGCCACAAACGGGAGACGATGACATGAGCGACACTCTCGCTGCCCTAACGCTCCAGCAGCTCCAGGAGGCACGACCTGACCTGGTCCAGCAGGTGGTCGAGGCCTCGCAGCTTCGCGCGAAACTGTCAGACCTGGAAAAGGAGCGCGACGCACTGCGTCAGAAGCTCGCGCAGATCGAGGCCCGCGAGGCCCTGCTCGAATCGCTTCGCACGGCTGGCATTCGCGCGGAAGACGTGCCCGCATCCTGGATGCGTCTTTTGGAGTCTGCCGACGCCCAGGCGAGACAGGAGGCGATTTCCGAGCTGGCCCAGCTCCTGGCCAAGCAGCGATCATCGCCGGCCACCAGCGGGCCCGTGGCGAGCCGCGCGACCGTCCCGGATTTCGTGGACCGTGTCCGTGCGTGGCGGGTGACGACCAACTGACAAGGAGGAAGGCATGCCCAACAACATGCGACTGATCCGTGGGAATCCGCAGGCGATCACCCTGCCCAAAGTCTCCAGTGACGTGATCGAGATCGGAGACCTGCTTTTCTACGACACTGCGGCGGATGCTGTGCGTCCAGCCGCCCAGGTCAGCGGCGGCACTTATGCGGCGAAGGTCACAGCCTTTGCTGGTCGCTTCGTGGGCGTGGCCATCACTGCGCATGCGGCCGGAGACACGACGCCAGTGACGGTTGCCACAGGTGGCGATTTCGTGTTTACGGCCCCGAGCGGAGGCGGCACCGACTACGACGTTGGAGATTACCTCGCGATCGGCGATGGCACCAATGTGCAGAACCAGACGGTCATCAAGACGGGCACGGCCACGGACGCCATCGCCCGGGTGATTGCCCCGAAGACGACAACTCAGCCATTCGTGACGCTGCGCATCGTCCCGCGGCTCAACGTCCTGTAGCGACAGAAGGAGATCATCATGGCAAAGACGCTCGCTCGCGAACTTTTTCGCCAATACGCTGCCTCGCCGCAGAGGCTGCTGGAGGACCTCAGCGAGGCGCTGCGCCGTGGCCGTGCTGGGGAGCCGGGGGGCATCACGCCACAGGAGTTCTCGATCCGCGACCTGGCGGCCTGGTTCCTGATGGCGGATGGTCAGCCGATCGGACACGACGGCCTGGCGCTGCTCGAATCGGGCGTGCCGCTGTCTGAGGCCTCGGCCGTGTCGAGCAGCGCGTTCGCGGCCGTGACGCAGCGCATCGTCACTGCGCAGGTGCTGGAGGGGTTCGCGCTTCCCGAGGCGGTGCTATCGCGCACGATCCCGACGACCCCGGTCCGCTCGCGCGATCCGCGCGTGGCCAATTTCACGCTTCCTCTGAGTGGCGATAAGTCGCTGGAATACGGGGAGACAGTCGAAAAGCCTCTCGTGGAAATGCACGCCGAGTACGTGCGCCCCAAGAAGCTCGCGAAGGTCGGCCCGCGATTGGCGATCACGCGCGAGACGATCCTGTTCGATGAGACGGGCCAGGTTCTCGATGCCGCTCGCCGCATTGGCGAGTTTCTGGCCTTGCAGAAGGAGCAAATGCTCACCGACGTGGTGACTGGCATGGTCAGCGGCTGCGTTATCGAGAAGCGCCGCACAGACAGCGCGGAAGTCACCAGCGACCTGTTCCTGTCGAGCGGCCGCTGGGTCAACTCGCTGGCTGCCAATCCGTTCGCCGACTGGACCGACATCGATGACATCGAGAACACGCTCCTGACCAATACGCTCCCGGGCACCAGCCTGCCGCCGATGCTCATGCAGAGGTTCATCCTGGCGCCCCCGCAACTGCGCAGTCGCGTGCTGCGGACGGTCACTGCGACCGAAACCCGCAGCGGCACCAGCAATGTCGTGGTGGCGGGCAACCCGCTGGCCGGGCTGGGCCTGACGCCGATCATCAGCCCGCTGGTCTATAGCCAGCAGAAGAAGGCTGGCGTGGCGGAAGCGACGGCCGCCGGGACGTGGTTTTACGGGGACCTTGCGCGGGCCTTCCGCTGGCTCGAAGTCTGGCCGCTGGAGGTGCGCGAGATTCGCGACGAGCGGACAAACGTGGTCTATGACATCGAGGTGGAGTTCGTCACCTCGTTCTACGGCGGGCCAGTCGTTGTCGAGCCGCGCGTCTGGGGACGCAGCTTGCCGAGCTAACATGGCGAACGATGTTGCGGAGATGGACGCAGTGCATGCTCGAATTGGTCGCGAGCCGCTCGGCGGCGGCGTTTCCCCAGTCGCTGCCGGCGGCCGTGGAGGCCACGCGCGAATTAGGAAAGCAGCAGCGATGGATGGGTCGCGCACGATGGAAGGCGATCGACGACCTGACCGAGCATCTGCTCGACGAGATCGAGTCGCAGGAGGCGTTGGGCAAGATCAGGGCACCCGGTGCCCAGGAGGTGCAAGCGATCGTGCGCATCGTCTGCTATCTGGCATGGCTGCCGCTTGGCGATGGGTCCTGATCGTCGGCTGGATCATGGCGGTCCAGGGCCCGGCCTGGGCTGAGCATCCGGCAATGATGGACATCCCGCCCGAGTATCGGGCCTGGTTCCGCAACCCCGACGGCTCGTGCGTGCAGTGCAGCCTCGGGATGGTTGGGATGTGGATCAACCGTCCCGAGTGGACCTTCCTGCTGTGGGACACGTCCTATGGCCCGGCGGAGCGTGGCGGATCGTGGCCGGGGCGCGTGGCCGAATATGCACGCCGGCGCGGCATGAAAGTCTACAACGTCACAGGCCGCACCTACGAGGACACGCGGCCATGGATGCTGTGGGCGGCTCAGACCGGGCGATTCGCCGCGATTGGCGCTGGACGCGCTCACTTCCAGACGCTCTACGGCTACGTTCCAGGCGATCCTCGCCCGTGGAAGGTATGCAACAACAACTCGACGTGGAAGATCGACGAATACACCGAGGAGGAGTTCCGGCGGCTGCACATGGCCAGCGGGCCGTGGGTCGTTGTGCCTGATGAGCCGCCAGCTCCGCCTCCTCCGATCATCGTGGCCTGGTGGCGATAGGGGACGAGCTATGACTGGTCTTGAGGTTGCGCTGGCTGGGTTCCTGGCCAGCCTGATGATGGCAGCGACCGATGAGCCGCGTCCAGGAGAAGGACGCAACGTTCCGCCCGCTGCGGTCTTTGAAATTCAGCGGCGCGGCACAATGGTCGAGCATGTGCGCGGGACCGAAGGGGAGACGGACGAGGCATTGCTCGCCTTCGTTGAGGCGGTCGCGCCGCCGGCCGACGACAGTCACAAGTGGTTTTTCACGCTCGTGGTTACGCGCGGCTGCCCGTGGTGTGACAAAATGCGGGCCGATTTCGCCTCGCACCCGAAGCTCAAGGCCTGGGTCAACGTCAAGGACCCCAAGCAATCCTGGGCGCATTGGCAGGTGATTCAGATCGAGGACCAATCGCAGGCCTGGCGGTGGAAAAACGTCAAGCCGACGCAGTTCCCGACGCTGATCGTCCAGCCGCCGATGAACCGATCGTTCGGCGACCCCGCGACCATCGTTTACATGCACCAAGGCTACATCGACCCGGACAAACTGGACGAAGAGCTGCGGGCCGCGATCCGGGCGTACACCAAGAAGGTCGCGCCTCAGTATCAGGCATGGAAGCGAGAGCAGAGCGCCGAGAAGGCTCTCGCCAAAGGTGGAATCGGCCAGCCTGAGAGCGCGACCGGGCAGACAGAGTCACCGTGGAGGCCACCAGCCACTCCGCCATCGCCACTGCCTGAGCCTCCTGTCCCTTTCCAGGTTCCGCCGCCGGCAATCTCTCCCCTCAGCCCCAGTGGGCCGGCGGCGGACAACCTGGGCCTGCTGATCGTGGCGCTGCTCGGCAAGGTTCTGCCGAGCTTCCAGACGGTGCTGCTGCTGCTGCTGGCCCTGAGCAACGTGTGGATGCTGTATCGAGACCTGGCACGCCAAAGCGGCGTCCGCCTGTTGATCGACGACCAAGTGGCCCAGCAGATCGTGACCATGATCCGCAAAGCCGCGGGTGGCTCTGGCGGGCAGCAGCCGCCATCGCCTCCTGCTGCCTGAGCCTCTGGCAGTGGGTGAGCTGGTGGCTGTGGCTGCCGATGCGGATGGAGGCCCTGGCCTGGGCACTGGTCGCGATCCTGGCGCTGTATGTGCTCGTTCGGCTGGTGCGTGGATGAAAGGGGAAAGGCATGGCATACCTCGACCACTTGCGTGTCGCGCGGGACCGATACGCAGAGGAACTGGCCTTGCGGAGCGCTGATCCTGTCGAGACGCGCTGGGACGAGCGATTGATCTTGCTCCGAGAAGAGATCGAGCGGATCAACGCGATCCTGAAGGATGCCGACGAATTGGGAGAGCAGCACGTTGATGCAGACGTCTGGACGATCCGGCAAGCAATGACTGGCATGACATGATCGACCTGACCTTCAGGACGCAAAACAACGCGAGCGCGGCCGCCAAGGAGATGGAAAAGCGTGCCTGGGAGCTGGTGCTCCTAGCCGCCAACATCGCGCGGACGCAAGCGATCGCTCTGGTCAGCAAGCCAGCGCAGCGCATCCGCAAGCGCCGCACGCGCAACACCTCCCGCGGCAAGAAAGGGTCGCAGTACACGGTTTTCGTCGGGAGTCGTCCAGGGCAGCCGCCGATGGTCCGGACGAGCCTTGGCCGCCGCAGCGTGCAGATCGATCCGCGCCGCAACCTGCTGCTGGTGCGCCTCGGCGTCCTAAAGAACGCCGAGTACATGGGCATGCTTGAAGTGGGCACGCGGCGCGTGGCAGCCCGTCCCTGGCTCCGCGCGGCGCTGGATCGTGTGCGTCCTACCTTAGCGACCTTGCGCCTCAAGGGGTGAGCAATGACGACATGGATGGACGCGCTGCATCAGCTTCTGTCGCAGGTGCTCATCGACCACAGCCTGGCCGACTGGCGCTTGCATCTTGGCAGGACGCCATCGGGAGCGCGCACGCCGTTGCTGACCATCGCAGAAATAGCGCTCCGAGTCACCAAGCGCAGCGATGTGGCGCGATACGGAACGCTCCACGCATCCATTACGGGCACTGGCCTGGATCGTCAGCAGGCGGAGCAGACGGCCTGGGAGGTGCTGCTCGACGCGGCGGACCGCACATTTGCGGCCGATCCGGGCGTTGCAGTGGATGGTCGGCTCGAAGAGTTCACGGTCGCGCGCGACGAAGGCGCGCGTGGCGAGGATTGGTGGAAGACCGAGGCAATGCTCAGTTATGCGGTGAAATGGCCGCGATAGGAGGAGCGCATGCGCAGCGGTAAGTCAGGGAAGGTCAAAGTCGGCGATACATACGTCGGAGAGGTGATCCACTGGACGCTCGAAATCT